AAAAGAAGAGTTCCTAGCAAATTTATTTCCTAATATGAAAAGGTCAGACATTGAAACACTTGCAGCAATCTCCACAGACAAAGAAATTAAACAATATTGCGAGTCTCTTGGTTGGGATAAAAAAGAAATCAATGGAATTAAGTTTTAAATGTGAACACTGCGGCAAAGCATTTGCCAAAGAAAAAACATTGTTTGTTCATATATGTGAACAGAAACGTAGATTCTTGGCCAAAGATGAAAAACATGTTCAGATGGGATTATTAACTTTTCAAAAGTTTTATGAGATCACACAAAAAGTAAGAACCGCTAAATCATTTGACGAGTTTGCTAAAAGTCCTTACTATACTGCATTTGTAAAATTCGGTAGCTTTATGATTAATCAGGCACCGATATATCCAGAAAGATTTATCGAATACGTTGTAAAAAGCGGCATTAAATTAGATCATTGGTGTAGAGATGAGTTATACGAACAATACCTTATTGAGCTGATTAAAAAAGAACCAGCAGACGGTGCTATCCAACGAACTATACAAACTATGATGAACTGGGGAGAAAAGAACAACAGTCCCTGGGAACACTATTTTGCTTATGTAAATCTTAATCGTGCTACGCACGACATTAAAGAAGGTTTAATTAGTCCGTGGATATTATTAAATACCAAATCGGGAAAAGAAATGCTGAGACGCATGAATGATGAGCAATTAGATATCGTATCACCAATTATCGATCCTCAGCATTGGATTATTAGATTTAAGTCGTTACCAGCAGATGTTGAACTAGTAAAAGATGTTATCAAGGAGGCAAAAATATTATAATGCCTAAAAAGAAAGAGTTAGAAGTTCAGGTGGATGAATTAGCTGAGAACGAAGAATACATATCTAGAGACGATATTGATGTTGAAGTAGTAACATCAGCAGACGATCCTGTAGTATATGTTAAGTTCAGTGGTTTCAATGACATGGAAGATGCTGAAGATTATGCTGAATTCCTAGCAGAAACATTACCATTATTATTATTTCAGAGCACCAGATTACAATGAGAAAATTATTAGATGGCACAGAAGTTCCTGAACTTGAAGACCCAAAAACGCTGACTATCAAAACAAAATGTCCAGAAAAGTGGTTATTGATTGACTTAGAGACCGGAGAGCGTTATACTGGATATGCAACAGAAGGTTCGCAAGATTGGAAAAAAATTAAAACATGCCCGACATTGACATAGATTTCGTTGATAGAGATCAAGCATTATCTTTGTTTGATCACGTATGTGCCAGTAGAAACGAATCAGGTAAACTGATAAAACATAACACTGGTGTATACTTTCACGAAGTTCCAGTTAATGCAATTTCGGGTCTGTGTGCCATTCCTTATGATCAAGCAGAAGACGAAGGCAACTTTAAAATAGACTTTTTAAATGTTAGTATTTACAAAGGTGTTCGCGACGAAGAACATCTTAATCAATTAATGAACACGGAGCCACTATGGGATCTTCTAGAACAAGACGATTTCGTCAACTTACTCTTTCACGTAAACGGGCATGGTTCTATATTACGACAAATGAAGCCGAAAAGCGTGGAACAACTGGCGGCCATACTAGCAATGATACGCCCAGCGAAACGTTATCTGATTGGCAAAGACTGGACTACGGTGATGACGGAAGTATGGACGAAACCGGAGAATGACGAATACTATTTTAAGAAAAGCCATGCTACAGCATATGCGATGGCTATCGTTGTCCAGATGAATTTAATCTGTGAAAATATAAGTTACGGATTTAGTTAAGTAGCTTTTCTTACTAAAGTTATTGATTTTCTTTTAATTCTTTTTACAATGATATCGTTTAGGCTAGTGCATGGGCCTAAAAGAACTTTTACATCTTTAGTAGAAAAATTACGTATAGCATAACGAAAATCTGCTATTTCTCTAAGTAAGAAAATATTAATAGGTATTTGGCGATTGCTTTCCCACCACCAAGCTTCGCCTAGTTCTAAAAAGCGAGCTTTTTCGATGTCTGTGCGAATGGCAGCATAATCGTATATGCTAGTAACCTGCGCATCCTGGTTAATTATTATGCCCACGTATTCTTGATTTACGTGGTTTATTACGCTGATAAACGGAAAGTTTTCCTGCAAGTTTTCAGTTATTCTCATTCTTATAAATAGTCATTATGCAAGCAATTTCAGTTTATTTATATCCAAACAAGGTCGACGTCTTTACTAATGCCTTGGCCGCTTGGCAAACAGAGAGGTATCGCAGAGTGTATAACCGTAATCTAAAAATATATCGTAGTGTTGATAATCGCATCGACATCCAAGTTCGCAATTCTGATCAGAAATCCGCAGACACTAGCGGATCAACTTTGGTATTTAATCTCATCAATAGAGATACCAGAGATTTAGTGGTTTCTAAGGACTGCGAAGTTGTAAGTTACAGCACCGGAAAGTGGTATGTAACTTTATCAGAAACTGAATTGCATGATATCAATAACGGATTCTATAACTATTCATTAACTCAAGAATCAAGAAACACCATTGACTCTACTAACGGTAGCCATAGTGTTTCTGCTAGAACACCGATGTATATCGATGGACAATATGAAGTTATAGGAACTTTAGAAATTGTAGGAGATGCCTACGGTGATGTTTCTAGATCTTTAGAGATAACAGAATTCCATTATATAAATCCGGCAACTACCGGGTATCAAGATCCGTCATACTATATCAGTAGTATTATAGATACCAACAGAGGTTTAGCATCTGCTCAATCATTACATACATTCCAGTTTTATCACGATACTAGTTTTACTGGAAAGATCACAATAGAAGGTAGCCTAGACAAAACTTCTAATCCTAAAAATTGGGTGATTATTCCAAACAGTGCAGTAAGTGGTGGCTCTAATCAGTTTATTACATCTGGATCAACTACAACCTACAGAAACGTTGTTGGAAAATACAACTGGTTCAGGATCAAAGTAGGTGCAACATTTAATGGTTCTGCAAAATTTACCATTGCACAGACATTCGATGGTCCTTATACTATCAGTGTATATGATGGTGGTGCTAGTTACAATGTTGGCGATGTTTTAATCATTACCGGAGATAAATTGGGCGGTTACTCTGGTGTGAATGATTTAACAATTACTGTAGCATCAGTAAATTATAATGGTGCTATTATGTCAGTTACTCATTCTGGAACATCGGCGCCAAACGATAGAAGTTATGTATTAGGTGCGACTGGAATTCCGGCTACAGGAACCGTTGACAAGGTGTTATACAGATAGTATAATTTGTTTATGACTTTGGTCGTAGACAAATTCCGTTCACTCATTCCTCCTAGAGCGAAACACAGCCCCTCGGGCTGGACTAGCTTTAATGCACCCTGTTGCGGTCATCGAGGACATAGTCCAGATACTCGTAAACGGGGAGGTATTAGGTTTGACGGTGACGGTGTAGTCTATAACTGTTTTAACTGTAAATTTTCCACAGGCTGGCAACCCGGATCTCCGTTTGGTGAAAAGATGAAAACACTAGCACGTTGGATGGGTGCTAGTGAAGACATAATCAAAGAATTGGTGTTTGAAGCTCTTAAGACTGAGAGCGACGAATACAAACCAGAACACAGCGAACCTAAACTAGAATTTACCGATAAAGAATTACCCGAAGGTGCAATGCCTTTGGCAGAATGGGGTAATTTAATAGACGGAGAGATCGAAGAACAAATCGGTGAAGATTACTCTAACGTATTAAAATACTTAATAAGTAGAGGATATGAGAACCCATTTGAATATGATTTTTATTGGAGTCCTACTCCTGGATACATCGATCGTGTTATCATTCCTTTTAGATGGGAAGGAAGAATCGTAGGTAATACTGCTCGTAAGGTCAAAGACAGAAAACCCAAATATCTATCAGATCAACATCCGCATTTTGTTTTCAACTTTGATCAACAAAAAGAAAATCAGAAGTATATATTTGTATGCGAAGGTCCGTTTGATGCATTATCGATCAACGGAGTTGCGTTGCTTACTAACGAAATCGCAGAACAACAGAGCAGAATAATCAATAGCCTAGGTGCCGAAGTGATCGTTATACCAGATCAAGATCGAGCAGGTTTGGTATTATTCGATCGTGCAGCAGAACTCAATTGGAGTATAGCTATGCCTAATTGGGACACAGACGTTAAAGATGTCGCAGATGCAGTCCAACGTTATGGAAAATTATTTGTTATTGTTGATGCTATAAAGACAGCTCAAAAAGGGCCTATTAAAATAAACATAGCTAAAAAACAACAAGAACAAAAACTAGAAAGGTTAGAATATGATAAAGAAGATAATTGATTTTATATTTCTTCCAATCAAGAAATATAAAGAAAAGAAAGATTTTGAAAGGAAGGTCGCTGAAATGAAAAAACGTGACCCGTTTATCTACAAATGATACAGTGGGGAGTTAATGCACTCAATCACGGATCTAGTTTAGCTGTATTCAGCGGCGGTGAACTAGTTTCTAATACGTTTGATCGTTCAGATGAATTAAATCATCAAACTATTTGGAAGGCCTTTAATTATGGAGGTCCTAGTGAAATATATTGGTATGAACGACCTTGGGTGAAAAAGTCTCGTCAACTGTATGCCGGTCAGTGGAATAGAGTATTTGATTTTTCAGATATACCTAGTAGATATCTTAAAAAGATTAAAGTAGGTTACGCCAAAGTTTTTTATACCCCACATCATGCTAGCCATGCCGCTGCTGGATATTATACCAGTCCATTTAATCATTGTGCGATTGTAGTTCTTGATGCTATTGGCGAGTGGGAGTGTGCTAGTATTTGGGAAGGTAAGCACGGAGAAATACGCAAGGTATGGCATAGAAATTATCCAAACAGCTTGGGTTTATTCTATTCTGCATTTACAGATCTATTAGGATTGAAACCTATACAAGAAGAATTTGTATTACAACAGATGTCTGATAAAGGCGATCCTAACAAATATTATTTTGATGTAAAAGAATATATGGGAACTTTAGTAAAAGCCCATAAAAACATGCACAAAGGAATATTAGACTGGCCATACGAAATAACAGAAGAAAACAAATACGACATTGCTGCTGCTGTTCAAGAAGTGTTTACAGAGCAAGTCGATATGATCATGAAAACAGCTAAAGACCTAACAGGAGCAGACTGTTTGGTGTATATGGGCGGATGTGCAATGAACAGCAAAGCTAACCAATCGGTTGTAGAACCTAATTTTAATTACATATGGAGTTTGCCGCAGCCTGGCGATCCTAGTAGTTCGATCGGTGCTGTGTTATATCATACTAAACGAAGGGCATGGAAATCAAATCTTGGGGTTGTGAAACATATTAAGATTAATGTATAATAAATTATGATTAAAGATTACGGTTACGAATTACAAAAGTTATACCTAGAGC